AACATCGCGTCGCGGAAGTCGTCGCCGCACCGAAACGCGACGGCGGGCGACAACGCCCAACTCGTCACGTAGGCCATCGGCGTCATCAACTCGCCGGGGACCAGCATCGGGACGTAGTGCAACAGGTCGCTGGGGACGTAAGGCCCCGGACCCTTCCACCAGATCGCCAGCCGCTCGTGCTGCGCGATGGCGAGCCGGGCGCACCACGTACTGGCGTCGGCGTTCAAGTCGAACGCCCGATTGATCCGCTCGCTGTACTTATGGTGGACGATATCGTCGTCCTGGCACCATGCGAAGTATTCAGCCCCGTCGTCCATCGCGGACCCGGCTGCGGCCCGCCAGTTCTCCCAGAGACACGTCGCTTTGGTCGTGACGTGGAAAACGAGAGGGTTGTCTTTGTATTGTTGCATCAACTCGAACGTGGCGTCCGTCTCGCCCTGATCGGCCACGAGGATCTTGCAAGGGACCGACTGATCGAGCAGGTGCTTGATCGTCTTCTCCAGGAATTCCGTGCGGTTCAGGTGCGGGACGCCGACCGTGAGTTTCGGATGCATGTAGGGTTCCGTCTAAGAGAGAAGCCGCCGCCCCGATCGTTTACAAGGCGAAAGGGGCGGCGGTCGCTTAATTAAAACAAATCGCTCTCGCCGAGCACGTAACCAGTGGCGGGGGCGTCGTTACCGCTGGCTGGCATATACGATTCGACGAAGCCGTTCGCCTGGACGGCGGCCACGACGGACGCGCCGGCGACGGACAGGACCGGGATGACCCACGGACCCACGCTGCGGTCCTGAAGATACTCGGCCCGCAGTTCGGTGACGGCGAGGCCGCCGGCCGCCGAAGTGGCCGAGGCGTACATGGGGCTGCCCATGCCGACCGAGACCGAGCCGGTGCCCGCAGACACCGACGCGGCGTACAGGACGAGCCGGGACGAACCTGCGCCGCCCGAGCCCTGGTTGTGATGGAAGACCATCTTCTCGCGCCCGGTCATCAACAGCGCCGTTCCATTCACGGAACCGGCGGCGTAGACGGCGGGCGGCAGTCCGGCGTTCAGCTCACTGAACACGTCCCGGAACTTCTTATTCGCGAAACTCATTGAGGGTGCCTCCGGGGACGTGAATTAGGCGCTGAGCTGGACGAACGGGGAAGTCTTGAAGACCGTGCCCGAGGGCGAGGTCGACGAGTACGGCCCGGTCCACAGGGACTTGCCGTCGTTGCGGACCTTGTAGCGATAGGCGATCTGGTCGGTGTCGAAACTGAAGTGCTCGCTGACGCCGATCTCGACGCCCTGCCGCATGGCGACGCCGTAGGAACTCGCGTCGACCAGCATGATGTCCCCAGGCGTGCCCAGGAATTCGAGCTTGTCGGTCGTGAACCGGATCGGCTTGCCGAACAGCGTGCCTTGGGTGACGAACCGGGCGTCGTTCGACGACCCGCCGCTGATCGCGGTGAACGCCGAATCCTGGCCGATTGAAGCGTTCGGCAGGAAGGCGGGAGTGCCGCTGCCGTACTTGATCGTGCAGAGTTCGGTGAAACAGGACTGATGCGCGATCCACATCGCGCTCTTCATGCGGCTCTGATGGAACTTCGCCAGCATGGCCTGGCAGTCTTCAAGCTGGATCTTGCCGGCGTTCGTCCGCGTCGCGGTGAGCAGCGCGGCGGACTGCCGAAGGCCGGTGGGGCGGCCGACGCCGTCGCCGTTGATGTACTCGAAGTCCATCGTGAACGACAGGGCTCGCAGGAAGAGTTCCTGCACGACCGAGGCGGCCGAGATGTAGTTGTCGGCGATCAGGTCGCGGGAGATTTGCGTATAGCCGGTCAGGTCGGTGATCTTGTAGAGCAGTTCGCGGACCTTGCCGTCGCTCGCCTGCCGCTGGGTGATCTCACCCTTGCGGTAGACCCGGATGCCGGCCGCCGAAGCGGTCTGGCCGATGCCGGGGATGAAGTACTGGTCCAGGGCGGGCCAGAGCACTTCGTTGGTCGATCCGACCGGGATGTTGCGGACGAAGGGCTCGATCAGCGAGTCCTCCATCGCGATCTCGAAATAGCCGGCGAGCAGTTCGGGTTTGACCAGATAGCCGTAACCGGAACCGCCGCTCATCGACTCCGTGCCGGCGCGGGAGACGGCCTGGCCACGGGTCGAAAGGTTGGCGTCGTGGAAGTCGGCGACGCGCTCCAGTTTGAACGTCTCGACGAGCCGCTTGTCGGCGTGGTCGCGAACGTCGCTGGGGACGCGGGGGCCGGTACGGGCGATCAGGCTGATGACCTCGCCCAGACCTCGCTGGACGGCCTTGCCATCGGTGCCGCGATCAGCCGGGGATTCGGTGCCTTCGACGGTCCCATCAAAGGGAACGCCGTTGTCGTCGAACTTCATGCCCTTGGACGGAGGGCCGTTGCTCTTGGACGACTCGCCGATTTTGCGGACGATCTCGGTCATGTCCTCGCGAAGCTTCTCGGTCGCCCGAGAAAGCTGGCTCGCGACCATGCCTTCGATGTGCGCGTCCTGGTTCGATTCGTCGGCGAGACCGGCGGCGACGTAGGATCGCCCGACCGCGTCATCCGCGACGGAGATGATGGCACCGGCCTTGTTCTCGCCGATGTCGGCCTTCAACTTCAGAAACATTTCTATAACCCTCGCTGGGTTGTCGTGGGATTTGACAACGCTCGGCGCGGTGAATCTCCAGCCCGCCAGGTTGGCCGCCGCATCTCGAAGACGGGTCGGGCCGGGGGCCTGATCACTCATGCTGAAACACGAAACACAAGAGACGTGTAGGAATATGTCGTCACTGAAGGACGACGAAGGGGGATGCGGCCTGGGAACCGTCCGCGATCGTCACGGCCTGCTTCCAGAGCGGCTTGCCGTCGATACGGAGTTTGTATCGGAAGACCACGGATTCCGTGTCGAAGTGCAGGTGTTCGCTCGACCGCCGCTCAACGAATGAATCAAGAAGGCCGTAGGACAGAGAGACGGAGGATTCGCCGTAGTCGGCCGTCGTTCGGGCGACGAGAGCGTACTGACTCCAGTCGGCGAGGATCAAGTCGCCGGGCGATCCGAGTGCCGGGCACTGTTCGACGGGGAGGACCGGACGGCCCTTGAGCAGCGGGAACGGGTTGCCGCCGTAGCCTTGAGGCTGATACACGTTGGCGGGCCATCCCGTGGATGCGGTCGCCACGGCGTCGAGGCTCAAGAGCGTGTCGTCGCTGCACATCCAGACGGCGTTGCGGCGGCAGAAGCCCCACATTCGGGACCACATCGCGTCCACGTCGGCTTGCGCCACTGCGTTGGAACCGGCCCGCGTCACCTTGATCGAGCACGGGGCGTTGATCACGCCGTAGGGCTTCACGTCGCCCATTCCGTTGATCATCGCATCGACGACTTCGTACTGGACTTCCTGATTCGCGACGTACCCGAGCATCCCTTCGACGATCGGTGCGTCTTGAAGCAAGTCGCGACTGAACGGCTGAGAGAAGATCATCACGCGACGGGGGGCGAAGTTGACGCCCATGCCCGTCGGCTGACTGGCGATCCCGGACATCGACTGATCGTCGGTCGTCCCTTGCCACTTGGCTCGAATGCCGCCGAACCGCGAACCGGCGACGCGGCTGGATTCGTCGAAGGCGGGGAGGTTGAACGTGTGGCTGTCGGTTTGCAGGAAGAGGCATCGCGACAACGGGCCGTCGACCGCGCGGGCTTTGTCCCAGATCGACTGAGCGAGTTCCGTGCCCAGTAGGAAGCCGCCGTTGGAGCCGCCTCCGTAGGTGTTCCAGGCCCGTTCAACGCCGTCGAGATCAGGGAGCCCGGCGATAGATCGGCTGACTTCCGCGAATGAACGAAAGCCTTCGCCGCCCTGTGCGGTATTCATATGCGATGCCTCGGATTGTCAAAGAGCGGGGCGGTCGTTCAGGCTTGGCCGTGGATGTAGCCTTCAAACTCGCGGATCATGGTTTCGGTCGACTTGCGCCACGCCTCGATCGTCCGGGCGTGCTGGCGGGCGATTTCTTCGAGCGACCGACCGACGAGCGGGGGCAGGCCGGCGAGCGGATCGACGGGTTCGGGAGTGGGCTCGGGAACCGGCTCGGCTTCGACGGGATCGGGCTCGGGAGCCGTCCGGTCGAGGATCGCTTCATCAAGGTAGTCGAACCATTCGCCGATCAGGTCGTCGTCGTCGGCCGTCGCCATGTCGTCGTCGGGGGCGGATCGCTTCTTGCTCGACGCCTTGTCGAGTTCCTTCGCCATCCGCTTATAGGACTTGTCGACGGACTTCGCCGCCTTCTGGGGGCTGTTGTGCCCATCGAGGTCGATGTCGCCCTCTTTGCTCCCGGTCATCTTGGCGTAGTATTTGTACTCGTCCGAGTCTTCGTGATAGCCGGCGTTTTTGACGACCTTGAACGAGAAGACTTCGCCCGTCTTCTCATCCTTCAGGTCGGGCGTCTTGTAGAGCGGCGACTTGTCGTACTTGGCCTGGAGTCTCGTCAGCTTCTCTACGTCCTTCTCCGTGGGCCTGCTTTTCATGTGGCCGTCCTCGTCGAAAAGGCTGGGGCGGCTCTTGCGGCGCTTGACCTTCGACTCCTCGGATTGGCCTTCCGCTCCATCGGTCCACTCACCGATCCGGTTACGCGGCTCATCGGGAGGCCCGGCGCGATTCACGTTGGACGCGTCGTCGCCGTCCGCATCGTCGCCGCCCGTCTCGGCGTCGTCGGCCGACCGCATTTCAGGCTTCTCGGCGCACATTTCGATCGAGCCGTCGTCGCCCTCGCCGTCATCGGCCGCACGCTCCTCGGCCTTCTTCTTCTTTTTCTTCTTCTTGGCGACGCCCTCGGATTCGTCGTCGTCTCCATCTGGCTCGTCGCCTTCGTCCGCGTCGTCGTCAGCCACCAACGCGCCGCCCGAAGCCATGCCGCCGGACTCAGTCATGCGTTCTATGATCGGCTCGACCAGCGGCTTCACTTCCTCGGTCGGCGTCCAGAAGCCGCGAACGACCAGGGTGGAGAGGGAGCGGAGTTCCGGGTCTGAGAGTGCAGACGGGCAACTCGGGATGCTCACGGCGCTGTATTCATAAAGCGTCGTTGATCTGTAAACCGTATCGCATTCGGCGAGTTCGGGTCGCCTGCGGATCTCTTCGCGAGACGGCGGGCTTGCGTCATTAAACCCGGCCCGGATCGACCAGCCGCGCATCGTTCCTTGCTCGTAGAAATCGAGCAACAGGCTGGAAAAATCATCGGAAGCAAATGCGGTTTTCGCGAGGATTCGCCCGTTGCCGACTTCGTCATGCTTGATCCACACGCACCTTCCAACCGGAAGCATGCCGCGCATCGGATCTTTGCCGTGCTCGAAAAGGACGACAGGGTTCTTCCTGTACGAATCCAGTTCGACGCCGCGACTGAGAATCAGCGTCCGATGCCTGTCGATGTCACCGACAGTCACCTTGGAGACGATCGTTCGGTCTTTGGGATTGACATCGTCGACCGTAGCGCTAAACGCGCGAAGGATTTGGCTCATCTGGTTTCTCGCTTCCGATCAACTGCGAAGGCGATGCCGGGGCGGCCAACGCAAGAATGCGTCTTGCAAAATTTCTAACGTTTTGTCATGCTGGAAAGCATGAAAACCAAACTTGCCTTCCCCGGAATCTACGAGATCGTCCACACCGCGTCTGGAAAGCGGTATATCGGGAACAGCAGAAACGTCGCCAACCGGATATACGCTCATAGATACGCACTGAGAAACAACAGGCACTTCTGCCCTTATCTCCAGAACGCATGGAACAAGCACGGCGAATCGGCTTTCGAGTTCAAACTGATCGAGCGATGCTTTGATGAAGTGACCGTACTGCTGGCCCGAGAGCAGTACTGGATCGACAAGAATCTCAAGCGCTTATACAACAGCCGGAAATTCTCGGAGCAGTTTATTCAGGATTGGTATCGCACGGAGCAGTCGATCCCGACGCGACAGAAGGCCGCAGCGCGAATGAAGGAGTACCGAGCCAACCTGAAGCGGAAATTAATTTGCGAGCAATGCAAAGAGCAGTTCATTACAAATGCTCCGTCGCTCAATGTCAGGTTTTGCTCAGCCAAGTGCAGGGGGCGGTTCAAGCACATCAATAAGGCGCACACGAAGCCTTCGGTCTGCCGGATCTGCGGAAAGGACTTCCTGCAAAGCATATATAAAGGCAAATCGATTTGCTCAAGGGAGTGCGGATTCGCGTCTTTCCGCAGCGTGACCGATGAACAACTCGTGGAAATAGTTTCGCGGGTCGTTAATGGCGAACCAATGAAGTCGGTCGCCAAATCCTATAATCTCAATATCACAGCCATCAACAAAATGGTGTACCGTGAATCATACAGTCATGTCGAACTTCCCGATGAACTTGCCATTAAACTTGAGGCAAGAAACGACGCGAGCAGAAAAGCGCACCAAGCTTGGATGTCGGATGAAACGACCATGGCCATCAAGATCGGGCTTGCCAATGGTGAGCCCAAGACGCACCTGTCAAAGAAATTCAAAACCACGCATGATCAATTAACGAAAATACTAACCGGCGAGAAAGGATCGCATGTCAAAGTGTCGGATGACATTGAAGCCAAACTGGAGGAACGCAGGAAAGCCAAGCCCTATAAACTGTCGCACGAAAACCTAAAAGATATAAAAGTCAGGCTTCGTGCCGGGGAGACCCATGCGTCGATCTCTAGGTTGCACGGAGTCGCGTCGTCCGTCGTCACATTGATATCGCTCGGCCGCCACAAAACAGCCAACTCGATATCGATCGACTAATCGTCGTCGGCGTCTTCACACGCCACGGATGAGACGGGAGGGGAAATGGCTTCGCTGGGGGCAGGATGAGGATGCGGCGAGTTGAACGATCCGAGGTCTGCGACCGGAATCCAGATGCCGTCGATCCGGTGGTACATGGCGATCGGGAACGGGATCGAGACCACCATGCCGTCGCCGATCTTGCCGATGTCCAGGACTTCCTGGTTGAACTCGCCGCGTTCCGACTGGGAGAGTTTTTCGAGCGGGGCGACGAGCAAGGGCGGCGGAAGGTCAGGCATGATTAATTCCAGGCTTTGCGAATGCGGTTGAGTTTCGACAGGCTGGACATCATCACGCGGCTCTCTTGCTTGAGGCCGATGTTGTGACGGCGGGCCTCATTGGCGCGATTCATGTGGATCGCCGTAAGGCTCGTTCGACTCGTCACGCCGACGTTGTGCTTCATGTTGGCGGCTTCGATCGAAGGCCGGATGTGCGGCTTGATCTTGAGGGGGACGTGAAAGGGATTGTTGTACGTCCCCGCCATGATCTGGGTGGAGACGCTGGCTAGTTTTCCGGTTAGAAATGCGGGACCGGCGGCGTTCATGGCAGGTCGGAGATAGGGGCGAGCCGCCATTTTATGCGTGCCTGTCTCGACGAACAGGCTATATCCCGTATCCGCGTGCAAAGTAAGCGTCTTTGTGTCGGGGGCATAGCTATAGGCTATGGTCGATCTCAGCAGACCCGTATCTACTGGCACCAACGCTTTCGCGATACCGACCATCGCCTGGCCGGCGACATGCATGCGGCTCTCTATTAGAGAATCAAGCCACTTTGTTGGATTCCAAGTGATCGGCATGAATCACCGCCCCGCGACGAAGACTTCGCCGTCGTCACCCTTGCGATACACCATGCGACAGGCGCAATTCGTTCTGCACTGACGATCGCCGATATTCCTGAGTGAGCCGATAGAGACGAATCCTCTCGCCGAGTCGTCTAGGCAATCCTGGCAGTGCTCCGCGTCGCCTAGCTCAAGATGCTCCTGATCGAAGATCGCCTCGCGGGCATACGTCGCCCTGGCAATCTCTTGTGCGTTTCCCCATACCGCTGCGCCGTAGGATTCGGCTCTGGCGATGAACTGCCCCGGCGTCATCGGCGACGGCGTTACGAGGATTTGCACCGTCTTATCGGGATTGAACGGCTGAGGCCGCATCATGTCGATCTGGAATCGATCGATGTACGCGTCCTGGACTTGGGCTTGCCGTTCCGCTTGCTGGAGTTCGTCGGTCGTCAACGCACGCGGCCCGAGCAGGCCCATCGCGCCGGCGACGATCGACTCCCGGACGAACGACTTCATCCGCCCGAAGAACCGCCCCGCTTGTTCACGTAGAGACCGCCCGACTTCGACATCTTCGGCTGAGTCGAGAAGACTCCTTTTCTCTTGCCATTCGAGGTAGAGCCGCGAGAAGCTTTCTGCTTCATGACGGAGCCAAGCTTTGGAAAAAGCGCGGATAGCTTCGAGTAGTTGAAGATGCTCAGTCCCACTCAACTGTCCTTTCCGATATCGCGAGGTCCAACCCAGCCGCTTCAGGACGTGGGCGAGAATCGCTTCCGCCGACGCCGGCTTGGCGATCAAACGCTTGCCGCCTAGCGCGGGTCCACGCTCCACTGAAGCCAGCCGAAAGGGTCGCGATCCTCATCCTCCGCGTTCAGTCCTTCGATTCCATGAACCGCCGGATCGGCTTGATCGCGAAGCCCACGGCCAACGCCAGGATCGTCATCATCGCCATCCCGAAGATTTCGCTCAGCGCTTCCACCGGGTTTCTTTCCTTTCGGATCTCCACCCTTGGATTTCTTCTTCGCGTCCATGTTGCCGACCGCCGCAGAGCCGCCGCCTTCCTTCGATCCTACAGCGGCGAGCGTGCTTGCTGCAATCTTGGCCTTGGTCAGTTCCTCGATCATGTCGGGTTGGGCCAACATGCTGTTCTGCCAAGGCGCGTCGCCCCACGGCACCGGCGGCAGGCCCGTCTCCTGATTCGCCTGGTTGATCGTCATCGAACCGTTCTTGATCTTCATGTCGAAGACCCTGGCCTGCGCCTCCTCGTCGAGCCGCATCGGGTCGTCGAACGCGAAGAACAGGCGGCGGTCCCATTGCTTGATGATCCAGGTCAGGCGGCTGGCGATCGACTTGCATCGCGGGCGAACGGCGTGCTCGGCGTGCTTCTCGCGGGCGGCCTGCTGATTGGCGAGGTTGGTGTCGGTCGTGAAGAATTCGTAGGGGACGCCGAACGCGGCGCAGATCGCCTGCCAGTCGTACTCGGCGATTCGGAGGCCGGACAGATCGGTCGGGCTGTACGCGGTCGGCATGAAGTCCCACGCACCGGTGGTCACGAGGATGCCGCCCTGCGCCGATCGGGCGTGCTTACGGTTCAGGTCTTGCTCGAACCGCTCTTTCTCGTCGCGGCCGGGAGGATTCTGCGCGTCCTTGGGCGTGGCGATCATGTTGGGACGCGGCCCCATCGCCAGCAATTGCTCCTGGACCGACACGAACTTGTCTTCCAGCCGGGCGTACTCGATCGCGGCGTAGAGCGGCGAGTAGTTCGCGCCGTAGGGGTCGCGAAGGCTGACGCCGTGGCCGAACTTGATCATCTGCTCGCGATAGATCGTCGCGGCGTAATACTGGTACTGGCTGACGACCGGAGTGTTCGACGTGCGGATCGGCAAGACGTACTGACTCATCAGCGGCCAGAGCGCCGTGTATGGACGGCCTTCAGGCCCTTCCGGGTAGAAGTACGCCTGCCCGATGACGTCGCAGTACAGGCAGATCAGTTTGAGGAACGTGGTTCGGTCGAAGTCGCCGTTGGGATCGGGGTTGTCGAGCGTATCCAGAAACAGATGGTTGCGGATCTCTTTGACATCCGCGACGTTCGTTCCATTACTCGCCACGTCGCCCGACCGTTGCAGATATCGAAACTTGCTGAGGCTGATGTCGCGGGGGTCGGACAGATCCTTAGGCTTCTTGCCGTTCGACGCGTCCATGTACAGTTTGAGCGGAACCGCGCTGACGGCGTCGGCGTTGCGGGCCGCGCAACTGTAGGCGATCGACTTGAAGCTCTCGACCAACTGGGTCGGCGAGGGGGCTCGCTTCGCCCCCCACGCGTCGGTCGTGGACGGGCCGCCGATGTACGAAGACCCCAGGGAGCTTCCACCCGGAGGGCCGGGCAAAGCCGCCTTGCGCCCGTTGAACGCGTCGGACGCGACCTGGAGTCTTTGGATGAATGTCGGCAAGGTGGTTTATTACCGGCGAGATGTGTTCAGGCGGGGCCAACAGGACCACCAAGCGGCGGCGGCGGATAGACGATCGGCGGGTCGCTGCCTGGGAACGGGCCGGGGCTCGGCTCGGGAGGCGGCGGCGGGTCGTCGGGGGGCGTCGTCGGCGGCACGGGTACGGTCGGGTCGCTCACCAGCGTTTCGGCCGGCGGCGCGACTCCGATCCGGCTGAGCGACGCACGCGGTTCGAGGCCGTCGAGACGCGGCGTGAATCGATGTCTCATGCGATCCTCGAATGGGATCTGCGGGCGGGGTGAAAGTGCGTCGATCAGAAAGTGTATTGCCGCCCGCTGGTCGTCAGTTATTCACCGGCTAGGACGACTCCACGGCTGCCGGTACAGATGTCAGCAGGACGGGCGGCGGCGCTGACCCACGGTTCAAGGTGTATTAAAGCAACCTGATGATTCAGGTGAGATAGCCGCTGTACTTTGTGTACGTCGGCAGGCACTCCGGATTTCGCTTGGCCTTGCGTCGCTCTATTCGGCGCTTGATCCGCTTCACGAACTTACGGCTCCGCATATTCCATCCGTTGCCGTCGGCCTGCTCACCCATGCCCATCGATCGGTCCCTTATTATCGATACTCGCGATTTCGATTAATACAGATCACGGCTTTTCGCGTATATCAATGAGGATCGTATCGTCCACGTCCGTCCGGCGGCGGCTCATCGCCTGTCCGTTCCATCGCCGGTCGCCGTGGCACATGCCCTCGCGGCGTTGCGCGTCGGCGATCATCGCCCGACATCGCGGACAGATTTCGTCGTCCGCGACGCAGCCGCAATCGGAGCAGTAATCCTCGGCGTCGGCCGTGA